AGTGCTGGGTCGCAATCCTTTTAGGATAGACTTACCACTAGTGCTGGGTCGCAATCCTTTTAGGATAGACTTACCACTAGTGCTGGGTCGCAATCCTTTCAGGATAGACTTACATATCAGAATCATCAGAAGAATCTTCATCTAAAACAAAGTCTGAAACAGGTTTTTTTAATTTATTTTTAGATTTAAAAAATTGAATATCAGTGATTTCTTTTGTATATTTTGGATTAATATATTCTTTTATTTTTTTATTTTCATATGTGTTTTTAGTTGCACATTTAAAAATATATTTTAATGATTGTGATGTTAATTCATTTTTATTAATACCCAACCGGGTTCTAACAGTTTCAATACATTTGGAAGGAGATTTTTTAATTTTATTTTGTTTTGATTTCAACTCGTGGATATATTTGAGATTATCTACATTAATCATATCATTGGGATCACCTGTATATATTAGATCAAGTTCTTCAGATATTAGAGCTCCAGGTTCAAGTACAAAGTTTAGTATTGGTTTGATAGGTTTCTTTTTTCTAGTAGCAAGTTCAGGAAATTGTTCATCTAGGATTTTTTTATAAAATTCAACCTCTATACATAATTTACTAATCTGTTTATCTTTTTCTCTTAGTTCAGAATCTGTATCTTTACGTCCTCTCACATAATGATAATCTGCTATTGTTGGAATACATGTGTTCTGTTTTTCTGTTATAGATTTGATTTTACCAAATCCATCCGCACATAACTTGAGTAACCTATGTCTAATTTTATGACCAGACTTTCTCAACATATACAGTTCTGGAAAGCTTGATCCATCTAAACTATCTAAAATAGCTAGAAATGCATTAGGTGATAGCAAATAATCACTTGTATCTGATAACACTGAATCAATTTGTTCTACTGGTTCATCTGTGTCCAAATCTTCAATTATCTCATAAATTTGAGCCTGTAAATCTTGATCTACAATTTGTAACCATTCGAATATATTAGATTGAAGAGAGATATTTCTAATCTGTTCACCAATTGGTTTAGATTCAATAATATCTAACATTTGTTCATTAACTAGTAGCCCGATTTTATCTCGAGAACCACAACCATTTGCAACAAGATCATCAATTAGTTTGGAACCAAATGAGTCCATACTAGTATAAACAATATCAAGAAATTTAATTTGTGGGATTAACTTTGTTTTAATAAAAGGCCAGATTTCGTCAGTTTCCGCACATCGAACAACATTTAATCCATAGGCTATTAAAAATTTTTCCCTATGAGAATCAGAAAATTTATTTTCATAAGAACTGTGATGATCTTCATCAAATTCAATAGCTAGCTTGAGTGATTCAATATAAATATCAATGCGAGGACCTTTGATCGCATGCGGACAAATTCCTAGTTTTTTAAAGATTTCATATTCCATTTGAGCCTTCAGTTCTGGATAATTAGTTTTTAAAAAATTAAAAATAGAATATGCAAAACAATATTGTTTAGATAGAGATAGTGTTGTTTCATTAATTATACGTACACCTTGAGATTCGATAGTTTTGATAAGCCCAAATGCTTCCAAAAAATCTGCTATTTCTACTTTTCTCACATTATTTTGTTCTCCAAGTAGTTCTCTAGCATCTTTAATTGATACATATGATTGTGTACCCACTTGAATAATAATATCTATATCTGGTTTCACATTTCCACCCCAGGTATGCACATGAGACACATTAATATAATTAACACCAATTGGATCTGTATAAAAACTATCTTTATTATAATCTTTATTTGCTTTTAAGAATTCCTTTATTTGTTGTAGTTGTTTATCCATCTGTTTAGTTTAATATAGATTTTATATTAGATCTAAGACTATAATTAATCAATTTTTTGATATTAATTAAACTAGATTTTTGTGTTTTAGTAATTTGAGAAAATATTGTTTGGATAGAAAAATTTAGGGCTAAAATTCTCCCTCCCTCTGGGACAAAATTAATATAACCGAGATTTATTTTTACTTTTATTTTAAAATCAACCGAAGATAATTAATATGATTTAAATATTAAAGTTTATTTAAATATATATGATTATATTATATAAATGGTATCCTATAAATGTATATATTGTCAAAAAAAATATGACCATAAAAATAATTTTAACAACCACCAGAAAAATATAGATTTATGCAAAGACTATTTTGAAAGTCAAATAACTAAATATAAAAATTTTAATAAAATTAATATGATGACAGAAATATTATCTTTAATTAATCTATTAAAAAATATAAATATTAATCAAATCTTAAGCTATAACTCGGATAAAAAAATAGATGAAAAAAATGATAATAGTTTAAAAATTTGTACCATAGATATATCAAGTTGTTATCATAATAAAAAAAATAACCTAGACCAAAAATATATCTGTAATATATGTGAAAAAAGGTTTAAAAGTGAAAATGCATTATTTATTCATACAATAAAACAGATATGTAAAAAAAATAATATATCTAATAATAAAACTAATACTAGTCTAACAAATAATAATATTAATTCTTCTAATAATCAAACTAATAATATTAATTCTCATAATACTTCTAACATAAAAACTCAGAATAATAACACCCAAAATAATTATAATATTAATAATAATATCAAGTTAGTACCTTATGATGATATTAAATATGATTTTATGAAACCGAGTGTGTTAAAAGATGCATTTGAAGTTCCAGGAGAAGCTTTTCAGAGTATAACAGCAGATACTTTCTTTGATCCTGAAAATAAAGAGAACCATGTAATTTATTGTCCTAATTTGAAAGATACTCAAATACATGTGTATAATGGTAATAAATTCTCAGCAGATGGGTGGGATGTTGTTGAAAAAAAAGATTTTTTTAAACAAATGTTAACAAATCAAATAAGAACATTAGAAAAAATAAAACGATGCAATGATTTAGATGAAAACCCCTTAGAAATAAATAATATAGTTGGATTTGCTAATTTACTAAAAGAATTTAATGCAAATAATGATGTGATAAAAGAATATACTACAAAGCTAAATACTCTATGTTGGAAAAATAACCCTCTAGTTAAAAAGACTAAAGAGGAGTCCAAAGAAATAAAAATACAAAAAATGATACAAAAAGCACTTGCTAATTAACTTTATATTATTAAGACTATTTATTTTTAAATTTTAAATAAAATTGTTTTTCATCCGAACAGGTTATACATACTCTATTAAATACATCACAATGAGGACAAATAATTTGATTACAACCTTTACATCTAATAATACATGACCAACATATCATTTCATAACATTTAACACAAGGTCTATACATATCAGTCTCATCTTTACAGAATTTACATTTGGCCATTCGAGTATCTCCAAAACAGGTTTTACAAAGAGATTTATGAGATAGATATGCACTTGTCCAACAGTTTGGACAAAGTAGCTCTTTGCAATCTTTACAAGGAACCATTGTATCAAATGGTAATTTGCGTGGACAATCAAAACATTCAACTTGAGAATATAGTTTAAATTCTTTTAACAACATTTTTTTCTTTATTGATTGATATTTTTCTAATTTTTTTGTTACTTTTTGATCACATTCAAGCAGTCCATCTAACCCATGATATTGTTTGCATATAGGACAATGCATTTTTATATTAGATAACAAAACATTTTTAAATAGGTTGATTTATTTACTTCAATGGTTTAAAGATATTTTAATTTATTATAAATATAATGAACTCGATTATTACACTCATTTGCTGTATAGTTTTACCTATACTTTCTCTAAGACAAATTAAACCAAAACTATGTGTTGATTGTAAATATTTTGTAACAGATAATAAGGATGGTAAATTTGCTAAATGTTCTTTGTTTCCAACAAAAGGAGGTCGAGTTAATTATTTGGTAACTGGTATTAATGAAGAAGAATATTATTATTGTTCTACAGCAAGAGATAGTACTAATATGTGCGATCTAGAAGGAAAAATGTATAAAAAAAAATATGTTAAAAAAGTTAATGAAGTAAATAAAGAATAGTCTGTTTATTTATCCACTTATCACGCATTTGGATTCTGTGGCTGGTTCAACACATATCCTATATAACTCTTCTATATTTTCCAAAATATCATGATCTTCAAGACCACCAATTTTCATTTTATACCAATTTATAATCATATTGAAATAATCATTTTCTTTTGTTTTTATCATATTTGAATCATAATCTCTAATACATTTACCAGTGAGAATATCAATGTACTCGCAATTGTATAAATTGATATCAAACCCTGCTAAGATAGTTGCAGATAAAGATGTTTGATCTGGTCCTAATGATCTTCCATGTAAACATCTTGATTCAGTAGACTTTTGACAATGAGCAGTTATTTCTCTAGTTTTTTCTTCTAATAAGCTTGGGGTAATATGTGTTTGATTAAATAATTTAACAAAACCATAAATTTGTTGTATTTTATCTCGTTTTATTTCAATAAGTTTATTAAGTTCATTAAGTTCATGTAAAATACTTTCCATATATAATTTATTTAGATTAAAAAAATAAATAAAAAATATCTAAGCACCAGATCCAAATAAATCATATGGATTTATTTTAATATTAAATCCTGCTGCATTGGGATGACCTCCTCCGCCGAAGCTAGCAGCTATTGCACTTACATCCGCTTTTGTATCAGTAGATCTTAAACTAACATAATAGTCATCAGTTACTGCATTATGTCTCCATAGGACCGCATAATCAACTTCTGGGTTAGATGAAATAGCATTACCTAACTCGGAAATAAATTCACCAGTACAATTAACAATACAAACTCGTTTACCTTGGTAAATAAAAATTTTTTTAATTGCAGCTCGAGCAATTGATTGGACTTTACGAGATGTTGATTTTTCTAGAATAGATCCTAAAATAATATAGTATTCAATTTTATCAGGATTAGAATAAAGCTCTCTAAATAGCTTGAACAGTTCATCAAAATCATATGATTCTATACTAGAACATAACTGAAAAAATCCAGAACAAAAATTTTTAGATTCAGTTATTTTCCACAGCCATAGATCTCTATCTTGAATCATTGACAAGTACATAGGCATAGGTTTGTTTTGAAAAAAATAGTCCCATGTAATCCCAACTCCTGATCTATCCATATCAAAAATAGCATATGGCTTGGTTACCAAATCATCACGTGCTGTCACATGATGATCTAGTACTACAATCTCACTAGCTAATAGCTCGATATCATTTAGTACTGCAAGTTTAGGTGAGTAATCGCAGAACAGAACTCGTTTGTTAACTAGTCGTTCCATATTTAGTTGAATCCCATGAGATATTGGATACATCTCTGGTACAGGCCATTGATTTTGTTCATGTGCAAGTAAAGCTACAAAAGCAGATCCTAACCCATCTTGACACGGATAATGAAATACTATAATATCAAATGGTTCGGAGTTAATAGATTCAGAAAATTGCATTGTTTAATATATATTATAGTATACTAAACAATTAAACTAATATATTTAATATAACAATTTTTTATAAATAAATTATATTCAAGATGTAAACTCCTTTGCAAAAAAACCACATTTTGTCGAGTCAATTCTTGCAATAATTGCTGGTATATTAAACTTGACACATAGTCCTAAATTTGTAGAACGATCAAAATATATACAATCCGAACATTTAGGAATATGTGTATTTAATTGTCGAACTGATATC